CAGATGGGGTGGAAGGCACTGGAACTGTCGGCTCTGTCAATGTAATAGGCGGGTTTACCGCTACCGGTGTACAGGGTAACGGGCAGGTTGGTAATGCCGTTGTCCCACAACCTGTTGTATTATTAGTTAACGGTGTTCAGGGCGTTGGGCGTGTTGGTCAGGTCGCTCTTCCGTATAATATTTGGAACCCAATACCCACCCCCCAAGATCCGAACTGGGGCACAATCGGTAATTCACAAACTCCAGCATGGGGGCAGGTTAGTAACAGTCAAACACCAAGCTGGTCTACGGTAACATCAAATCCAACGGCACCCGGATGGACACAGATCACTAACGATACTGCATCTCCGTCTTGGACACAAATAGCTGCGTAAGGAATATTCATGGCAACCCCACTTCTTGGCCTCGCTCTTCCTGCACAAGGTTCTAACCCCGGATCTTGGGGGACTTTGGTTAATAATCAGATCACTTCGTTGATTGATTCGGCGGTAGCGGGGGCAACTACGCTATCTACCGATGCCGATGTGACATTGACCAGTTCAGATGAGACTGCCAATCAAGCGCGGCAAGCGATTCTTTTGTGGACGGCCACGGGCACTGTAACGCGCAACATCACGGCTCCGTATCGGAGCAAGTTCTACATTGTTGTCAATTCCAGCAGCACGCAGTCGATTGTTTTGCGGGCAATCAACCCGTCAACGTCGTTGCCTACTACGGGGATTACGATTGCTCCCGGAGAAAAATGCGTAGCTGCGTGGAACAGCACTGATTTTGTAAAGGCCTCGAGTTCTTCGGCCGGTACGGTTACAACTGTTGGATTTACTGGAGGTATTGTTTCAGTTGGAACGCCAACCACTACTCCTGCGTTTACGGTTGTGGGTACAAGTGGCGGTATTGTGTATTTCTCGGCCAGTAATACTTGGGCCTCAAGTGCAACGCTAACGGCTAATTCTCTTGTGGTTGGTGGTGGAGTGGGGGTGACTCCTTCCACTGTTTCCAATATCACAACTGATAACACTTATTTGCAGTTGGGGGCTACAACGCCGTTGCGGTTTGGCAATAGCGGGAATACTTTTTATGTTGCGCTGAAAGGTCCGTCTTCTTCTTTGGCAAATACAACTTATACGTTGCCCGCAGCATATCCGGGGACTTCAGGATATGTGTTGTCTTCGGACACTTCCGGAAATCTTTCGTGGGTAGCGGGCGGCGGTGGTGGGGGAGGTTCTCCCGGTGGATCGAGTACTCAAGTCCAGTTTAATAGTTCTGGAGCGTTTGGCGGATCTGCAAATTTTACTTGGGACGGTACTAACGTACAGTTAGGTACGCAAGGCGCACTGCGGTTTGCTGATGCGGACAGTAGTAATTTTGTGGGGCTCAGAGCGCCTTCAACAATCACCAACAATACTACTTACACCCTTCCTGCCGCGGATACAACTACTGGCGGGTATGTTCTATCTTCAAACGGCGCAGGGGTTTTAAGTTGGGTAGCAAATGGCAGCGGTGGCGGGGTAACTAGCGTTGGGGTTAGCCCTCCCGTTCAAAATACAGGTACTTCGACTGCGCCTGTTATTGCAATGGCTGCGGCAGCTAGTGGAACTAATGGATATCTTACTGGTACCGACTGGGCCACGTTTAATGGTAAGCAAGGGGCTATTACTCTTACGACAAATAATACAAGTGGCGCGGCTTCGTTCAATAGCGCCACAAACGTACTCAACATCCCAAACTATGCGACGGGAGGTAGTAGTGGGGTTTCCAGTATTACTGGAAGTGCGCCTTTAAGTACTCCAAATACTACTGGAGCGGTCACAATCAGTATTGCTGCGGCTACTACTAATGTTAGCGGGTATCTGACTGCTTCTGACTGGGGCGTGTTTAACGGCAAACAAGACGCCTTATCAAGTACAAATAGGCTTCCCGTTTCTAGCGGCGGAACAGGCCAAAATACTGCAACCGCTGGATTTAATAGTTTGTCGCCGATGACTACTCAAGGCGACATTATTTATGGTGGGGTAAACGGTTCTGGAACACGATTAGGCGCAGGAACGTCAGGACTTCCGTTACTTAGTGGCGGGACCAGTGGAGCCCCCTCATGGGGCACTCTTTCAATAGGGGCGGGGGGTACTGGCGCGACCTCTACAACTGCGGCATTTAATGCACTTTCCCCGATGACCACTCAGGGCGATTTAATTATTGGTGGGACTACAGGGACAGGTGCTCGCCTTGGTATAGGCACAGCTAATCAAGTGCTGTCCGTTAATAGTAGTGGTACGAATCTAGTGTGGGCTACCCCGTCTAGTGGCGGTAGTAAAGCTACTTCTACTGCGTTGGGCACGGTATACGGACAAGGTGGGGATGATGGGTCTACCACCGGCCCTACTTCATTTGGGTATCAAGCAGCGTTTTATACAGGGACTTCACAAATTACAGCGGTTGGGTATCAAGCAGGTTATGCGTGTACCGGAAATTCTAGTACTGCTATTGGTACACATGCTTTGCGTGGAGTTAGTAATGGAGTCCCGGCATCAGGAACACAAAATACTGCGGTTGGATATAGTGCAGCATATAATATAAGCACTGCTGCTAGCAACACCGCCGTAGGTTATTACTCGCTATATTCAAATACTACAGGGGATACTAACGCTTGTTTTGGAGATAGTTCTGGTAGATATATTACTACTGGAGCAGCCAATACTTTTTTAGGCCAAGCCAGCGGAAATGTTGGATCAAGTTCAATCACAGGCAATAATAATATTTGCCTCGGCTACTCTTCTACTTTAAGTTCAGCATCAGTATCTAATACCGTTACTTTAGGTAACGCAAACATCACCACGTTACGTTGTGCAACCACAAGTATTACTGCAATTTCTGATGCCCGCGATAAAAAAGACGTTGTTGACATTCCAGCCGGTTTAAGTTTTGTTGAGAAGCTACGTCCCGTTTCGTTTAAGTGGGCAATGCGTAACCTTAGCGATGACCCTAAATTTACGGGAAAACAGGATATACCGGAGTTTGGGTTTATTGCTCAAGACCTGCAATCGGTCCAAGTAGAAACAGGTATAACTGTTCCTAATTTGGTGATGGACGACAACCCCGATAGGATAGAAGCCGCTCAGGGCAACCTGCTCCCAATTCTTGTCAAAGCCATCCAAGAACTCACCGCCCGCGTACGACAACTGGAGGCCAAAAATGGCTGAGAAATGGATTCAAAACGCAATTAAGAAACCCGGTGCCCTTCGCGCTGAACTTGGTGCCAAGCCCGGCAAACCAATCCCGGCCAAGAAGCTTGCCGCCGCTGCAAAGAAGCCGGGGATTGAGGGCAAACGTGCTCGATTAGCCGAGACGCTTAAAGGCTTGAAAAAGTAACTTCTTTGTCTTACGGCTACGATAAACTTGCGACGGGCACCCGCCCACCAACTTTTGGAGATTTTCATGAAAGATTTGATCCTTGAAGCTATTGACGGCTCAGAGCCAGTTGATGCACTGCAAGCTTTGATCGCGGTTTGTTATGCTGTTGCAAACGAAAGCGGCATTAGCCGTTTCACGCTGAACGAACTGTTTTCTTCGACAATTGATGCCTACGTTGATGTTGCCGAAGCAGCAGCATCGGCAGAAGACTCGGACGCAGAGTCCGAGGATGATGCAGAAAACGACGAACAGACTGACAACTAAAAGTTGGCCCCCGGTAAGGTGCCTACATTACCGGGGGTTTTAAAGTGCCGTTTTGTGCTGTATGTGTTGGCGAATTTGCCAGAGAGGACTTGATCGTCCACGGAAGAAAGGATTACTTCCTCTGTAGCCCCTGCAAAGCCGACATAAATCGGCTGGATCGTTTTGGGCTGTCCCCCGCCGATTATGACTTCCTGTTGAAGCTTCAGGGGTATAATTGTGCTGTTTGCGAACAACCGCTCCAGCTAAAGCAGTACAAGTTTGCGGTAGACCACTGCCACGACTCTGATGATGTTCGGGGGGTGTTGTGCAAACGATGCAACACGGCGCTAGGTATCTTTGAGGATGACCCAGACTTGATTCTGCGAGCCGCAGAGTACTTGAACAACCCACCCGCCTTGGGTAGAGTTAAGCGGCATAACGGTCGCAAAAAAGTTACGTTTCTTCGTAGCGAGTACTTAAGGATGCATGGTGATGGAGATAGCTGAACTCTTCTTGAAAGCATGGCCGGTACTTCTGGGCATCGTCACGCTCATTGTTGTGTTGTCTAAGCTGGACTTGCGGGTAGCTGTGTTGGAAGAAAAGGTCAAATCGGCGTTTGAAATCATCAACAAGGCGAGGGACAAATCGTGACTGAAAAACTCGAAGCCAAAAGCCAGCTAATTGAAAAAACAGCGTTTGCTGTTTTGCCGATTCTCTTTACTTGCGTGGTTTATCTGATGTCGTCACTCGACAAGTTGAGCCACGATGTGACGGTACTGAACGCCAAAATCAGTCTGGTGGTCACATCAGACAACAAACAAGCCGCCAACAGTGGTGCTGAACTAGCGCGGGAAAAACTACGTCAAGATCTGGAAAAGCAAATCAATGAGAACCGTGAGCTTATTCACCTGAATCGTGAACGCATTGTGATCCTTGAACAGAAGGTGAAGTAATGGCTAATTTTGAGCAAGCCTTTGAGAAGATGATTTCTGACGAGGGTGGGTATGTTTTACACACTGTTCCCGGTGATACGGGTGGGATGACTTATGCTGGAATTGCGCGAAACAAAAACCCCCAGTGGCCCGGATGGAATCTCATCGACCGCGAAGCCACCAGTAATCCACTCCTTAGCGGGATGGTGCGTAACTTTTATAAGGTTGAGTTTTGGGATCGTATCAGAGGGGATGAGCTTACGAACCAAACTGTTGCGGAATCGGTTTTCAACTTCGGCGTAAATACTGGGATGGGCGTCGCGGTTAAGTTGGCGCAGTTAATTGTTGGTACCACACCGGATGGCGCAGTTGGGGACAAGACCCTGCAAAAGTTCAACAGTGCTGAACCAGAAGCGTTTAAAAAAGCCTACGCGCTTGCCAAAATTACCCGTTACGCAGACATCTGCAATAAGAACCGTACTCAATCTAAATTCTTATTAGGTTGGATAAATCGCACTCTGAAAGGGCTTAAGTAATGGACTTAATGGGTATCGGGTCGATCATTGAAGGCGTTGGCAAAGTTGCGGATTCGCTCATCACAACGGATAAAGAACGCATGGAGATGGCGCTGGAGGAGCGCAAGCTGGACCTTGAGGAAAAAAGAATTGACCAAGAAACCGACTTGGCTCAGGTTGAAGTCAATAAGATTGAAGCGTCGAGTTCTAGCGTATTTGTCTCTGGTTGGCGTCCTGCTGTGGGCTGGGTTGGGGTTGCAGGTTTGGCTTACCAATTTCTTGGCTACCCGCTGATGCAGTGGTGCTGGGCTTTTGGTCAAGGTTATGACATAATCCCTAAAGGGTTGGCCCCACCCCCGGATCTCCAAGTAGAGCAACTCATGACACTCCTCGCTGGTCTTCTTGGTTTTGGTGGGATGCGCTCATTTGAGAAGCACAAAGGGGTTGCGAGTAAGTAATGCCACTCAAAAAGTTCCAACCCCGCCCCGGTGTAAACAAGGAAAACACTCGCTACGCCAACGAGAACGGTTGGTTCGACAGTGAGAAAGTCCGGTTTCGCCAAGGTACGCCTGAGAAAATTGGCGGGTGGCAACGTATCTCTACAAATACGTTTCTAGGTATTTGCCGGTCGCTGTGGAACTGGGTGACTCTCGCGGGTCAAAATCTTATCGGTCTGGGCACAAACCTCAAGTTCTATATTGAGAATGGAGGGGCGTACTACGATATCACCCCGCTCCGGTACACCGCTCCAGCAGGGACTACTACGTTTACAGGTAACGGCACTACTACGGTTACGGTAACCGCTGCATCTCACGGCGCTACTACTGGGGATTACGTTACGTTTAGTGGGGTTACAGGTACTTATGACACCCTCTTGAATGCCGAATACACCGTCACATACGTAAACGCTAACTCATACACCATAACAACTTCTTCTGTTGTCGCTTCCGGCGCGACCGGCGGTTCTGCCGTTGTGGCTAAATACCAAATTCCCGTTGGTGCTGCTATTCAAGCCCCACTGAGTGGGTGGGGGGCAGGTCTTTGGAACACCGGGCTTTGGGGCGAAGGTATTGGAGATACTAATTACTCGTTGCGGCTATGGTCCCAAGGCAACTTTGGGCAAAATTTAATTTTTGGTTATCGCGGCGGCCCAATATATTACTGGGATGCGGTTAATGGGGTAACCACGCGCGGGGTGTTGCTATCATCTATTACTGGTGCCGAAGAAGTACCAGCCGTACAAAATGTGGTGTTCGTATCAGATAACCGATTTGTTTTCGCATTTGGGTGCAGTGACTACGGCGGGGTAACAATAAACCCAATGCTTATTCGGTGGTCCGACCAAGAAAAACCTCTTAAATGGGCCGTTTCTGCTACCGGCCAAGCAGGTAGTTTAACTCTTTCCCACGGGTCCGAAATTGTTACGGCGGTACAAACCCGCCAAGAGACGCTTGTATTTACGGATTCCGCTATTTATTCTTTGCAATATCTTGGCTTACCTGCAGTGTGGGGGTCACAGATTCTTGGCGATAACGTCTCTATTATTAGTCCAAACGCTGCCGTTGTTGCGTCGGGTCGGGTGTTCTGGATGGGGGTAGATAAGTTTTACGTATACGACGGTAGGGTTAACACGCTAAACTGCGACCTGCGTAAGTATATCTATCAAGATATTAACCTCGACCAGAGACAACAAATTTTCTGTGGCACTAATGAGGGATTCAACGAAGTCTGGTGGTTCTACTGCTCTGAAAATTCCAACGCTATTGATCGGTACGTGGTGTATAACTACATCGAAAATGATGGTAAAGGCGGGATAGGTGTCTGGTACCACGGCTCACTTGCCCGCACTGCATGGCTGGACTCCGGGCTATCTGATTATCCAATAGCAGCTACTTATAGCTATAATCTTGTAGAACACGAGAACGGGGTAGATAACGACGAGACTGGAACTGTATTGCCCATCACAGCGTACATTTCTTCATCCGAGTTTGATATTGACGACGGGGATAAGTTTGGGTTCGTGTGGCGCATGCTGCCTGACGTGACGTTTGAAGGGTCTACCGCTGCCAGCCCATCTGCGGTAATGACGCTAATCCCCATGCAGGACTCCGGATCTGGTTATAACACTCCTCAGTCTGTTGCTGGTAGTAGCTCCGCTACGGTCACACGCACCGCCACTGTGCCTATTGAACAGTTTACGGGACAGGTTTACATTCGCGTGCGCGGTCGTCAAATGATTCTGAAGATGGAATCAACCGATCTAGGAGTGTTCTGGCAGTTGGGGCACCCACGGTTCGATATCCGGTTGGACGGGAGGCGTTGATTTATGACTTACCTTGTCACCGCCAATGATGTGCTGGCTCAAGCGGTTGCGCCTAACTTGCCCCTTGCGCCTAATGAGTATGAGCGACGTTACTTTGATCAGCTTAATAACATTTTGCGGTTGTACTTCAACCAGCGCGATAAGATCGTTGGTCAATTAAAAGCTAACGTGCCGGTAACGGTAGCCAACTTACCTAGTGCATCGACCGCAGGGGTTGGGTCTAGGGGGTTTGTGACTGATTCTTCTGTGTCCACATTTGGCACCACGGTAGCCGGTGGCGGGTCAACTAAAGTGCCTGTGTATTCAGATGGCACTAATTGGAAAGTGGGTTAATTATGCGAAACTACGAAGAAGAGTACAACCAAGCCCAAGAACCGGGGGATCTCGGAGATATTCCCGCGTCCTCCGCTCCTGCCACCACACCTCCTGCCGCGTCTTCTGCTCCTGAATCTTGGCAAGCGGGTTATGACACTCTTCTCAAACAGATGGGTGCAATCCAAGGAAAAGCGGACGTTTACAAAAACGCATCCCCGCTCCCCGCCGATAAGCACATGCAGAACATTGCCACGTCCCTTGCTAGGGACTACGGTATTAATAGTATTGGGGATATTGGTGTACGCTATGAAACTCGGCCAGCTTATGAATCTGGCAGCGGGGAGTCCGCTACTCTAATCCCCGAAGAACAAATACCAGTATATTATAACAAGAACGACCCCAGCAAAATAATTCCCGGTTATAAGTTTGCTTCTGAAGGTAAGGGGGATGGGTATAGTAATTACAGTCTTCAACCAGTACAACAAGCTGATGGCACAACAATTGCTGTTCCAGTTCAGCAATATAGCAAGTCTGGGATAGGTGCACTTGCTCAAGATCTTGGGCCGATCATATCTGTAGTTAATCTAGCGCTTATGGCTGAAGGGGTTCCTCCCCTTGCCGTCGCCGCAGGTAACGTAGCGTTCCAAGGTGCTGCTGGAAATATCCATGATTTTGGTGACATTCTTAGGACCGGCGCTCCTATCCTAGCTGCTGACCCCGGTATTGTAGGAGGGGTGGCTAAACTTTATTCAGCATATCAAGCGTTTGATCAAGGTAATGTCCTTAGTGGGTTATCTAGTCTTGCTAGTTTTGGCGGGATGGAACAAACCGCTAATGGTCTTCGGTTTATTGACGCTGTAAAGACTGGAAATGTACCGGGGGCGTTGATGACCCTCGGTCAAATGCAAGGTGTAGGTGACTATCAATTTAAGGGTGCGGACGGAAAGCCGCTTGTAGGTTCGGACGGAAAGCCTGTAACGCTGTCTACGTTTAAGATTGGGGGTGAGAACGGTTTTACCCTGCCGGAGCTTTCTAAAGCTGCCACAATTGCCACTACTCTGATGTCTGATAAACCCAATTATGGGTTAGCCCTTCAACTGGCTGGGGAACTTAGAAATAGTCCTAGCACTATTATGGCTGGTAAAGCCACATCTTTGTTTCAGGAACTTAGCTCTCCCAATCCTAACCCCACTGCTTTATACAGCGCAGCACTGGGCCTTGCCAGTACAGCCAACGCAAAAGCTCCCGGTTCGGCCCCGGTTGAAAACAGAGCGGCAAATGATTCCATCAAAGTAGCCACTGGGGATACCGGCGATGCCGGGGCTAACGCAATTCTTGCTGCTTCTAACGCGGTTGGTCAAAACCTCACGGGCACTGGTGGGTTAACTCAGCTTGCTCAGCTTGCTGCGGCCGATCTGGGTACTGGGACGCTAACGGATGCTGGGGGTGGCAATCCAAGAATAGAAGGAGGGACTACTAGGATACCTAAACTAGAAGACATAAAAAATGTTGGAAAAACTTCTCCGGTAGGCACGGAGTCTGGTGCAACAACTAATCTTGTTACTTCTAATGAGTTAGACGAAGATACGCGGAATAAAATTCGTGATTCTGACGATCCTCGTTGGTGGCCGAATCGGATTTTTGACCCAAAAAATCTGGATGCAATTAAAATGGACGGGTTTGCATTTGCCGGTTCTGACGCTAGACGGTATTTAGCAGATCAACTCCCAGCGGGGTTTAGTTTTGTAAGTCGAAATGATCTTGATGGAACGATCCCGGTAACTACTATTAGGCTTTCTAATGGCGAAAGATACGCGGTTACTTCTCAAGAATTAAAAAATGATACTAGCGGAAATACCACTTATGAGATGCCGAGGTTTGTTCCAAGGGTAACTAATGACCCTACCTCAGATGCTCTTCGCGCTACTGACCTGACTGGAGGAAACCTATCTAACATCACCGGAGGGAATCTTGCCGCTACCTCCGGGGCAGCTACCGGGGCTCCTGCTGGGGCATCCACAGGGACTCCTCAATTAACTGCGGAACAAGTTGCCGCGCTTAATCTTGCTAATTCTAGTGGTCTTCTTGCCGGAGATCTTGGTGCTAATGCTGGTGCTAATGCTGGTGCTAATGCTGGTGCTAATGCTGGTGCTAATGCTGGTGCTAATGCTGGTGCTACTTCTCCAGCCAGCGTTGTGGCTAATAATACTGGTCTCCTTACGGGCGATCTTGGTGCTAATGCTGGTTCTACGGCTGGGGTTGCGGGAGGGGGAGCTAATCAACTAACCGCAGCACAAATTTCGGCACTAACCTCTCTTGCTAATAATAGTGGGCTGTTAGTTTCTGATCTTATTGGCCCCGCATCGAATTTAGCCAGCACTACTCCAACTTCTTCTCTTACAACGTCTCAAATAGTTGGACTTAACACATTTGGTCCCCCATCAAATTTAGCTAGCACTACTACAAGCCCAACTGGGGCGCTTACCTCATCTATGCTTACGGGGCTAACTTCATCCCCCGTTACTGGACTTAGTACATCTCAAATTGGCGCTACAAACACCTCACAGATTGGTGCGGTTAACACTTCTCAAATTGGCGCTACAAACACCTCACAGATTGGTGCGGTTAACACTTCACAAATTAAAACCCTTGACACATCTCAAGTTAAAACCCTTGATACGTCTCAAGTTAAGGCTCTTGATACATCTCAAAAAGTTGCGCTCACAACTTCACAGATTGCACTTACCACGTTTGGCCCTCCGCTACTAACGTCCCAAATTACAACTCTTGATACGTCTCAGATTAAAGCTCTTGATACGTCTCAAATTAAAACCCTAACTACTTCTCAAATCACCGCCGTCACGTCGGGGCCAGCCGCACTTACATCAGGGCCAGCTACGCTTACTACTATCTCCCCAATGGGGTTGACCGCGCTAGGAACTTCCGAGGCTCGCTACTGGCGTCAGACTGGGGCAACGGGAACTGGTGGCAAGGGTGGCGTAAGGTTCTTTGACTGGTACGACACGCCAGAAAATAGGACAATGGCACCATCTACGATGGCGTCAACGAACATCCCGGCTATTACATCAGCACAAGCGGCAGCTATAACTGCCGCCACCCCGAAGCGCTACTTTAATGCAGCAACTAACAGGTACTACACAGACCCCACCGGAACATGGCAACCCCCTGCCGGTTGGACTCAAACAGGATTAAAAAGTGGTGGCGAAGTGAAAACTAAACATTTTGATGATGGCGGTGGTGTTAATTATGGGTATGACTGGGGGTATGACACTTCCGGAGATAATTCCAGTTCTAATCTAGGTTTCCTTGGCGGAGACATAAATTTTCTAGGGAACGACCCATCCCAAACTATAGACCCCGATACTTACCTAAGAGCTATATCTAGTGGGTATTCTGAAGACCCATTTAGACCTTCGGGAGTTCCTAATCTTGCTACTTGGAACGCGCAAACGGGACAGTGGGAAGAACGAGATGATGAAGGTAACGTAGTAAGATATGATTCGGCCGGTAATCGAATTTCTGGGGGTACAGGTCCGGGGTTTGACGCTGCCGGTAATCCAATTCGTGGGCAAGGACAGAAATTAACTTCTGGAGGCAACAAAACTACTACGAATAAAACCACTGCTGGCTCTGGTTCTGGCTCAGGTCTTTCGGACGCATGGATAAAAGCGTTACTCGCTGCTGGTTTGGGCGGCTTAGCTGGATATTTGGGGCGTCAAAAAGGTATCACTCCGTTAGGTATGCAAGGGGGTAGCCTTGGGTTAAGTCAAGGTCAAGTTTACGGAGCCCTCAAGGGCACGCCGGTCAAACGAGCTGAAGGTGGTGGTATCGACGGGTATGCTAGAGGTGGTGGACTGCATTACCTCAAGAGCGCAGAGGACGGCATGGCCGACAAAATCCCTGCTACCATCGACAACAAGCAACCGGCGAAACTTAGCGGTGGTGAGTTTGTGATCCCTGCTGATGTTGTATCTCACCTAGGCAACGGTAATTCTGAGGCTGGTGCCAAACGTCTTTACGAAATGATGGACCGCATCCGCCACGCTCGCACTGGTAATAAGAAACAGGGCAAGCAGATTAACCCGGCTAAATTTACGCCGAAGTAAGGAAAAATCATGGGCAATACTGTCACCCCCGCCGCCACAGGCGCAAAAGAAACTACCGTATCAAACTGGGCGGCCCCCGTTGTAGGGGGTATTGTTAACGCCGCTGTTGATCAAGCTGCGAATCCGTATCAAGTTTATGGCGGCGCGACTGTTGCCGGTCCCTCAAATCTACAGAACCAAGCGTTCACGGGGATACAAGGGCTTACTGTACCTAATGCGGCGCAGACAAACGCTGGTACCAACATGCAGAACACGTATCAGTCTGCTACTACGCAGCCTGCGTATACGGGTACGACATTTACGTCGAACACAACAGGGATTAACAACCAGTTTGGTCAGAGTAATCTTGACCAATACATGAACCCATACCTGTCCACGATTCTTAATCCACAAATTGAAGAAGCTCGGCGTCAGGCGCAAATTACGCAAAATCAAAACAACGCCCAAATGACCCAAGCCGGTGCATTTGGTGGTGGTCGACAAGCAATTTTAAACGCGGAAACCCAACGTAATTTGGGGACTAAACTTGCCGACATTACTGGCAGGGGCTATGAGAACGCATACGCCCAAGCCTTAGGTCAATATAACGCCGATCAAGGTCGCCTTCTCGATGCTTTAAAATCCAAAGAACAGTCTGGTCAGTTTGGTGCTCAGCAAGGACTTAACTATCTTAAAGAAGCCGCTGATTTGGCGCAAAGCCAAGGGCAGTTTGGTAATACTCAACAGCAGCAAGCACTTGCTGCAAACCGTCAACAGGCTGAGCTTGGTGGCGTCCAGCGTGATATCACGCAAGAGGGTCTTAAGTCTGATTACGACATGTTCAAAGAACAGCGGGACTACCCGAAGACTCAGATCGACTGGCTCAATAGCGTGATGAAAAATTACCCAATGACCACCACTAATGAATACGGCGAACCTACGTCGATGCTTAACTCTATTTTTGGTGGCGCGCTATCTGGGGTGGGTATCCTTGGACTTGCTTCAGACGCTGTTAAAAAACTTAGTGGCACCACCACTACCCCCTAAGGACTAGATATGGGACCGACACTCGAAGAGACCCGCCGTGACCTGCGGTACATGCCGACCCAGTATCTGACGCAAGTTGCTCAGAGTCCTGTTGATCGTGTTATTGGTGACATCCCTCTAAAGACTCTGGCGGGGCTGGAATTGAGCCGTCGCGCTCAGATGCAGACCGAATTGGCGGCTATGAATGCGCCTAATCCTCAGATGCCCACGGTACTGGACTCAACTGTTCAAGCTCTTAGCCCACAACCTCAGCAGCCCATGCCCCAACCGGGCATGATGCCGCCTCCTCAACAACCCCAGCCCATGCCTCAACAGGGCATGCCACCGCCGCAGCCACAACAGCCGCCCCAGCCGCCCCAGCCGCAACAACCGCAACCTCAGCAGCAACCACCGCAAGCAAAGCAACCCCCAATTATGGGACTACCTGCCATGCAAGCCCCGAAGAAGATGGCCGGGGGTGGGATCATTGCGTTTGCTGGAGGAGATTCTGTACCCCCTGCGGAAGAGGCTACTTCTCCAATAGGAGATATGCTGCGCAGCTTTCTTAGGGGTCCAGAGAAAGACGGGAAAAATGCTAGAGAAATTGAGTGGGAAGCGGCAAAAACTAACCCTAACACTTGGTTTAATCTTACTACGGCTATGACGCCAAGTCAGCGTGCGGCGGCTTCTGAGAAAGCGGCTGCTCTGCGTAAAGAAGCGGAAGGCATACGCGGTACATCTGTGCCCCCTGCCGTTAACGAAGACGCCAAAAAAGCTGGAGCTAAGCCTGAAATCATTAACGCTCCAGACTCAACTAGCGGAATAGCTTCAATTATGCAAGCTATGGGTGGTATGGGTGGCGGTGGTGGAGGCGGCATTCCCAGAGAAGAAAGCGCTTTGCGTAAACAGCTTCTTGAAGGACTTAGTAAGCAGGGGCCTGCTCAAACCGAGTACGTAGAAAACGCTAAAAGAGTGGCTAACGAGTTGGAGACTGCTCGTGCTCCTGCTTTATCGGAAGCGCAACGGGATGCGTTGGAACGTAAAAAATATAATGAATACCAAGAGCGTTCTAAGCCCCACTTCGACATGATGCAAAAGCTGATTGACGAAGAGCGAGCTTCTAACGAGGCTGGCAAAGGAAGCGAAGTATATAAGATGCTAGGCAAGATGGGTGGCACTCTTATGTCTAGCCGTGGTGCATTTGGTCCCGCAATGGGACGCGCCGTTGGTGAAGGTATTGACTACAGCGATAAAGTGGATGCTGCCCGTGCCACCGCTGAGCGACTACGCCGCAGTGCTCAAATGGATCTTCTTAAGGCCCGCATGGCCGACGAAAAGAACGACCAAAAATCGGCTCAAGAGTATATAAACGAGCATGACCGCAAACTGCAAGCCGCCTTCAAAATTGACCAAGAATTAAAGATTGGCGCTATGAATATTCGTGGCAAGGTGGCTGATCTTGAAGCTGGGGATGAACGTAATACAGAACGTGTTCTTGGTCAATTAGCTATTGCAGATGAGCGTAATGCAGCGCGAGCGGCTATAGCTGGTGCTAACCAGCAAAATGCTATGTTGAAAATGCAATTAGGGTTGGCGGGGTTGCAACAAAAACGAGAAGTCTCTCCTATGGAGAAAATGAAAATAAAATCAGCCATAAATGAGATGTTCTCTAACCCGTTTAATGACTCAGATGCTATTGGCTATATTCAAGCTGTAAAAGGAAATC